GGTCAACTTTTCGATAGCCGCCGGAGCGACGCTGCAAGCAGCGCTCGATCGTGTCGCCAAGGAGATGAGCGTTGGCGTGCCTAAGGTGTTCGAGACCGTACGCCTGGCCGGTTCGGTGATAGTCAATGGAGACTCGCTGCGCGAGCTGGGGCGCCTGGTCGCGACGCAAGGCAAGCAGTTGTCAGTGCAAAAACAGCAGGCGCAGATCCTGCCACCAGGGGTAGCCCTACCCCAAGACACGGTCAAGCTCACGCAGCTCGTGGGAAGCCCTGCGGCAAGTGTCGGAAAGGACGGACCCTTGGTCAAGTTCACGCACCTGATCACTCCCGAGCTGACGCCGGGCCGCGCGGTGCGCATCGACAGCGAGCACATTCACGGACGGTATCGTATCTCGAAGATGAACGTTACCGGTCAGACACACGGCGATCAATGGTACATGCAGTGCCAGGCTGAGCCGATAGCCTAAATGCCTCATGTGTGGTAGGGTGGAGATTATGGAGTACAACGCCGCCACGCCTCGACTCGATGTGAGGATCGACCAGGGCACCGCGCTCCACCTGGCAGCGACGTCCAGCGACGACCTGACAGGGGCCACCTGCTCGATCAAGATCCTGACCGTGGCTCTTGTGCCTGTGGCCACAGTAGCGGGCGTGATCTCAGGCAATACCATGACCTGGACAGTCCCCGCGGCCACACTCGCGCCGCTCGGGTCCCGGTGTAGCTACATCGCTAGCTGGACCCGTCCTGGAGGAGAGCCCGCGGGTTTGTTCAAAGGCGCGATCCTGATGGAGGCGCCCGCGCCGTGACCTCTATTCAGATCTCGCTGCCAAGCCAGAGGCCTGGCACTCTTTCCGTGGTAGACCAGAGGCTGGGCACCCTTACCGTGGGGGGCCAAGGGCCGGGCGCCTTGACTATCGGCACTTCTGGCATGCCGGGACCTCCCGGCCCTGCCGGCCCTGCCGGGACTGGGTCTGGCCTAAGCGCGAATCACCGCGACCGCCCTGCCAATATCACGGCAGCCAACGGAGATGCTCTGATCGCAAGCGCCTTGGGTGATCAGCCGCTTGGTGCTATATTCGTGCTCGTGAACGGGCTCGACGTCGGGGCACCTTCCTACGGCACCAAAACAGGCGCAGTATGGTTCTCCAATGACAACGGCGCCACCTCGGCGTTGCGATCCGAGGTGCACGCGGGCTCGACCGTGCACTTCAACCCGGCTGTCGCTGGTTATGCCACGACATCCACTGACAAAGTTTCACTCATATACGAGGTCTGACAAATGGACGGCAAACAACTACTGGACGGCTCCACAGCTGAATCCAAACTCGCGACGGTCTACACGGCCGAGGTAATCAAGCGCAACGGCTCTGTCGCGTTCACCGGCAACGTATCGCTGGGCTCGCAGCGCATTACGAACGTTCTGGACCCATCCGGAGCGCAGGACGCAGCGACCAAGGCCTACGTCGACGCGACCTTCGCGGGCGTGCCTAACAAGCAGGCCGCGCGCGCGGCGTCGACCGCGAACTTGACGCTCTCCGGGACGCAGACCGTCGACGGCGTAGCGCTGATCGCCAACGACCGCATCCTTGTCAAGGATCAGACCACACCAAGCGGCAACGGCATTTACATCGTGGCAGCAGGCGCCTGGTCGCGCTCCTCCGATGCGGACGCCGCCAGCGAGTTGCTCGGTGCGCTTGTCTTCGTCTCTGAAGGCACGGTCAACGGCAACGCCATCTACAAGCAGACCGCCGACGCGCCGATCACGGTCGGCACCACGTCTCTGGTCTGGGTGCAGGTCGGAGCGGCCGCAGCCACGTACGTACCGACGTGGTTGAACAAGAACATGACCGCGTCCGTTACCACGGCGGACAATCAGGTTGCGACAGCCACGACGATCGCGGCAACGCCTGGGAACAGCGGCTACGTCCGCGTATTCGTGAACGGCGTCGCGTACCGCCTAGGCAACGGCGTGAAGACTCTGGACTGCTACTTCTCCGGCGACTCAGGCAGCACGGCTCGCGCGGCCGGCGCCATCGTCTCCGGCGACACGCTCTACTGGGTCGGCTCGGTCGCTGGATTCCAGCTCGCCGCTACAGACAAAATCGAGTTCGATTACGCCGTCTGATGACTATTAGGCAACACCAAACCGCGGCGCCTGTGGAGTCGATCGCAGACCTGCACCCAGCAGTCTTTGCGCTCGGCTCCACACTATTAGGAGTCAGCGGCACGTGCTACGCTCAGGCCATGCCTGTCACGGCATACCCGCGTTCAGCGATCCGGGCGTTGTTCAACGTGTCGACGGCTGGAGCGGGTACGATTGTTGGCGAGATAGCGATAGGCACCTCCCCTGCAAGCGTTCTATTGAATGTAGCTGCATCGGTCACGATAACACCTCAGGTGGTGCAGTCGCTGTCCGCCGTTACCTTGACCGCCACAGGCCTCAAAAACGTTCCCATCGGCGCCGGCTATACGGTTCCAGCGGGTACCCAGGCCTGGATACTGATACGGACAGCGCTAACCACCACACAGCCTACCTACGGGGTGTTTTCCGGCGTTCCTGGTTTGGCAGCCTGCCGAAGCCTGGCGGCGTCAGGCGTTCTGGCCGTAGGGACCGGAATAAGCTTTACGATCGCAAGTTCCAATGTCCCCGCGGTTATGATCGGGTCCGTATGATCGCGACGGCTTCAGGTGTCCTGACAGCGGGCACCGGTATAAGCTTTCCTTCCACTTCTACGATCACCAACGTGCCTACGGCCGCGCGGTGCGCATCGACAGCGAGCACATTCACGGAAGGTACCGTATCTCCAAGATAAACGTTACCGGTCAGACACATGGCGATCAATGGTACATGCAGTGCCAAGCTGAACCAATAGCCTAAACGCCTCACTCGTAGTAGAGTGTGAGAATGCTCTCATACTTGGGCCAGGCACGGTTTTTGACAGCCTCAGCGCTGGACGAGGGGCTGATCGGCACGTCAGACACGCCTCTTGTCTCGCTGGTTTTGCCGAGTGCTGGCGTATGGGCGCTCACTGCCGAGTTCTCTATCTATAACGGCTCGGGCTCGAATAAGGACTACACGGCCACGCTCGCCGGCCCGGGCGCGATCAACGCAGGGCAAATGACCGTGGATGTCAAGACTGCAGGCGCCTCTATTCAGGCGATCAGCCGCTACGGGTTCGATATCCCGGCGGACTTCACCTCGCACACGCACACGCTGGTGACCGGGCGCTCGGAGATGAACGTTTACTCGTTCCGCTTCACGGCCTCGGCACCTGGCGTCTTCACGGTCGCGCTTCACACCAGCGGTGCCGGCGCGGATCAGTGGTACGGTAACGCTCGTCTTTCCGCCGGAGCTTGATGCATGTCTCGCCCTATCCCAGACCCGATCTTGACCTTTCGCACAGGCGCGGCCGCGAGCCCGAGCAACCCTCAGCCCGTGGCCCAGAGTACCGGGCAGCGAGGCTCGGACGGCTCGGAGGGACCGCAGGGGCCGCAGGGACCGACAGGCGCGACAGGCCCCACGGGCGCAACCGGGCCCACGGGCGCAACCGGGCCAACAGGGCCGACAGGCGCGACAGGCCCCACGGGCGCGACAGGCGCAACCGGACCGGCGGGCGCAGCGGGCGCAGCGGGCGCAGCGGGCCGCGACGGCGGCAACACCGCGCCGTCGATCGGCATTCCCTCCTCGCCCGACTCCTGGAACCTGGAGGCGCGCACGCTCGCGAGCGCGGACCTCTCACTTGCTGGCTGGACCGTGCGCCTGCAGAACTCGCCCTTCACGGCCCAGACCTACGCAGGCCTGCCCAGCACCGAGGTGACTCCGCCAGCCGGAACCTACTACGCGGGCATCTACGGTGGCGTGCTCGTGATCCAGACCCAGGCCAACACGCTGCAGATCTACAAGGCCTCGGTCGGTTCGTACACGTACCAGTCGCATGTCTGGAACAGCAGCCCCACCGCGGACAACAACTATCTTTTCGTCGCCAGCGGCTCGGCGCAGTGGAACACCACGGACAACTTCTACTACGTGGGTTGTGAGGCAGGCCACTACGCCGAGCTGTCGCGCCAGAGCGGCTCGAACACGCTGAATCAATACCCTACGCTCGACGTGCGCGACAGTAACCTGGTCAAGACCGTCTGGGCAGACGGTATATCGCAGGTCGGACAGCACGCCACGAACATTGAGGGGCGCGAGATAATCGCGCGCACCACGCGCGGGACAGGCATCGTGCCCGCGCACGCCGGGATCTGGTGTGCAGCGGCCTCAGGTCAGTTCATTTACATTGACTTTCTCAGGCGCTTGGCACGCAACGCCCCACCGTATTGATCCCCGACTGACAGCGCTCGCCGGGAGCTACTTCGAGTCTCGAAAAGGTCGGCTGATTCCAGCCCCGGCGCACGCACTCCTGCTCCTCCCAAGAGAGCGGGAGTGCTGGCCCGCCGTACGAGGCCAGGAACTCGCGCTGGTACGCGTGCGCATTCGCTGCCAGCAGCAGAGCTAACTCGCTCGCATGAGGCAGCGGCTGATCGTCGGTCGGTCCGATCTCCGCCAGCAGCTTCTCCGCGAGCGCACGCATGCTAGCAGGTGAGTGCGGATCGGCGAGCGTGAACAGCTCCCACACGCTGTGTTGACAGCCCCAGTAGACCTCGAACGTATCGTCTTTGTCGTAGCTCATTCGATCTCCCAGCTCTTGATCCGATCTCTAAGCCAGCCCTCAGCGGCACGAGCCGCCTCCTCCTGCGAGGCCGCTCGGCCCTCTGCCAGGTCTTTTAGCTGAGACGGTACCATCACACGCCAGTGCCCGTAGGGACCGGCGCTCAGGACCATCGGAGCGCAGGATCTATACCAGTTTCCAAAGTATCCTTGTTTCCATCCGTTGATCATTCCGGCAACCTCATCTCCTCCACGCGCCAAGGCGCGCACTTGATCGTGCCTTGATCTACTTTGACGTGCAACCACTCGCGGCACCTGCGCAAGATCCGACCTTTCGTGCCGGGCGCGACCTTCACCAGATCGAGTGTGTATAGCGTGCCTATCGTTCGAACCATGCCTAATACTGGCGCGAGCGCTGTGTATGCTGCAAGCTCTATCGCATGCGAATCACAACCGAGACCGGAAGCGTGTACGAGATCGTAGGCAAGACCTTGAGCAAGCGCACAGTGCCGGGGCCGTTCACGCGCACGTTCGTATGGATGTACCCCGAAGTGCCTGAGGTAGGCAAGAGCGTGATCTTCACCTACGCGAACGGCCAGACCTTACGCACGAGCCGGATCACTTACGTTGTGCGAGACGACGCCCTTGTTGCACGATAACGCGAATGTGGCCGCCACATGAGGAGTGGTGTCGACACGCGCTCGCGCAGGCTGCGCGCGCCAGCTTTTCAGCCGCGGCAAGGGTAGCCGGCGGCTTGTGAGCGTCGATCACACCGCGAGCATAGGCACCGCCGCATCCAATCGTGAGCACGCGCTCGTGGGGGATCGCCTCGCCCTGGTGGTCCATGTGCCAGAGCCGGGCCCCGTCAAAGCACAGGATCTCGTAGTCGCGGTCGTGCACCAGCGGCGCTTCCACGTCCGTGAGCTTGCGTCGGAGCTTGGTCCAGCCCTTGGGCGGCGTCTTGCGCAGGTCGTACCAGAGCCCGCCGAGCGAGCCCGCGCAGGTAGCCGAGTAGCCCGGCCCGATCAGCCATTTCTCATCATCGTCGGCCAGGATCTGTCCGGACCCGCCGGTGATGCGCCCGTCGCACGCAAGCACGGCTCCAACGCCAGGAACCACGAGCCCTACCCCGACGGTCATGACAGCGCCACCCAGACCCAGACCGCAGCGGCTAGCGCACGTCCGCCTGCACACCATGCCGCCAACGGCTCGCGGTGGCTTCGGTAGTAGCCCACGGTGTTGACCGCCCAGGCCGATGACAGCGCCACAGCGGCGATCGAGATGCCTTGGGGATGCTCGCGCATGGCGAGCACGACCGAGCGCCAGGCCAGCACGAGGGCCAGGGCTTCGAAGAGTGAGTTGACCGAGCGCACGAGCCCAAGGTAGCACACACGCGCGCCCAGGGCCTCGTTTTTACGAAGCCCTGGGCGTATTCGCGTGCAAGTTCAAGGTCTTAGCGCCAATATGAAAAAGATGAAAAGCACGACAAGATCAAGGGTCATGCGCGCGAACGCGCGTAGCGCTCCTTGAGCCACTCGCCCACCGTGCGCTCTGTCCAGGGCAGCTCGGTCTCGAGCGAGGGCAGGGCGAAGAACACCAGGCTCTGCTGGCGCACCGGCTGAGGAGGGATCTGGTGCGGCTGCGCGCGACCGCGCCCGAACAGCTCCATCAGCTCGCCGTTGTGCACGTCGAGCCCGGCCACTTTGCGCGCGCCTGTGTCGAGGTAGGGATTGCGCCAGAGGTTGATCGTGAACAGGTCGAAATCGGTATGCAGCTCGCCGCCCACGTTCTTGGGGTATTCGAGCACGCGCAGCGCGCACTGGTGCCAGTCGGGCATGAGCGCAGGCGCGAGACCCAGGCGCTCGTGCACGGTCAGCGCCTCCATGTAGGCTTTGGCGTATATGCGCAGAGCCCAGGCCGGCGGGTTATACTTTGGGGCGATGTGTAGGTAGCGCTTGTCCACGTCTACCTTTCCGTCGCCGTTGGGGATCTCGCGAACGCTGGGCTTGTAGCCCGCGTAATCGCGACCGAACAGATAGTGGAGCTGTGAGTAGCTGTGTTGCCAGGACATGTGAAAGAACCTCCTGCCCTAAAGCTTGCGCGAGCACCTCGGACGGTGCAAGCTCCCGCCATGCTCCCACAGCACGAAATAGAAATCGACGGCACCATGTACCGCTTGACGCTGCTACCGAGCAAGCTCGGCCGTGCGATGCTGCTGCGCCTAAGCCAGCTCTTGTCGCAGGGCTCCGACCGGGCAGCGATGATCGGCTCCGACAGCGCCATGCTCACCGGAGCGGTGCTCGCGCTCACCGAGGCCGAGCTTGAGAGCACATGGGAAAAGTTCCAGACCCGGACCGAGGTCATGGCCTCGGAGGGCTTCGTGGGGCTGAACGTGGCCTATCCCCCGCCCGGCGGCTTGACAGATTATGGGCTCATGGTCTCGCTGATCGAGGCGCACATTGAGGCAAACTTTTCGTCTTTTTTCGCGCGCGCCCGGCAGATGATGGCGGCGAGCCGGGCGAAGGTTATGTCCGAATCCCCGAAGAAATAGATGAGGCCTACTGGCTCTTGCTCGTGCGCGCGGGCTACGGCAGCTTGCGCGAAGTGCAATGGGAGTGGACACTAGATCAATGCAACCAAGCGCACGCCTTGCGAAAGCTTCTAAAAGATGAGTGACCTAGAGCTAGCGGTATCCGAGCTGATCGACGATCGGCTGCTCGACGTGCACACCTGTTTCCCTGCGCGCGTAGTATCCTACGACGCTGCCGCGCAGCAGGCTCGTCTGCGCCCCGGCTCTTGGACGGCTGGCTTTCCAATCGATGACCTGATCGACGTGCCTGTGGTGCACCCCCGCGGGGGCTCGGGCTTCATACACATGCCGCTGCAGTCCGGCGATTGGGTCCTGGTGCTGTGCTCCGAGACCGCGCTCTCTCGCTGGAAGCAGCAGCGCACGGAGGGCGCCGAGCCCGATCCACAGAGGCACAGCCTGAACGGCGCGCTCGCTCTGCCTCTTGGGGGAATCGACCCGATCGCGAACCTTAGCACAAGCGCTGTGACAGTGCTAGGTGGCGAGATCCGAATGGGAGTGGCGAATCCGACACATCACGCCGCCCGGGCTGAGGATGTCCTGACCGAGCTACAGCGCATCAAGAGCGACCTGGACGCACTCAAGGTCGCGCTGCTGGCCCACGTGCACAGCGGGGTCACGACCGGCCCGGGCGCCAGCGGGCCGCCTGCCGCTATCGTCTGGACCCCCACAAGCCCCAGCTCTGTGGCGTCCGGTGTGGTCAAGCTCGACTGACGTGATATAGTAGGCAAATGCCCGACCAAGCGCCGCCCGATCGCCCCTCCACCATTCAAGTCGTGAGCGCCATGGTCCAGAACCTGGCAACCATCGGCGGTATCGTCGCGCTGGCGTACGGAGGTAAGATCGATGGCTCGATCGCCGCTCTCCTGATCGCCGCTGTGTCCGGCCTGGACTTGGCCAAGATCAAAAATCTGCGCTCAGGAGGCCATGTGACGCTGGGGGCTGTAGGCCTCAGCCACTGGTTCGTCGGCCGTGGCGGTTTCTGACCTGCTGCTTGGCCCCTACGACGTGGTGATCGTCGATGGCCAGCTACTCTTCACCGCCAGTCAAGGCGCGCGCATCGCGCAGCGCTTGGCCCAGCGCTTGCTCACGTTCACCGGCGAGTGGTTCGCGAATGCGAACTACGGTGTGGACTACATCACGAACGTATTCGGCGCCCCTGCCGATGAGACGCTGCTCGCCGAGGCCTTTCGCCCGGCCTTGAGCACAGAGCTGGAGACGATCGTAAGCATCACCGCCACGGTCCAGAACCGCGGTCTTTCCGTGCGCTTCGTAGGCGTTGCGCCGGCGGGCGAGTCAGTCACAGGCAGCGCGCTGATCACGACCGTCGACGGCGGCGTGGTCGTGAGTGGGATTCAGATCACAGTGGATGGGGTGCCTGTGGTGATTGCATGACAGCGCGTCGACTCACGCTGAAATGTCTAATGATGTTCCGCACTCATGTGTGCCGGATCAACACCACGCCACCTTCGACAGGGTACGGCACGTCCCGCCCGCAAGCCCGCGCGGATGCTCTGGAAAAGGCCGAAAAGGCAGGCCATCGGATCATCTTGCGCGGATGTGTGCATTACGTGCTAGAGTAAGCGCGTGCCTCTCACACCAACAGGCTACGTAGTCCGCACGCAAGAGGAGATCCGAGCCGAGATCGTGGCGGCGCTGCCCGCCGGGCTCGATACCTCGGACGAGAGCTTTCTTGGCAAGTGGATCACAATCAATGCCGAGCGCTTCCATGAGCTGGAGCTTGGTCAGCACGCGATCTGGGCGGCGCAACGGATCGACAGCGCTACCGGCGCTGACCTCGAACAACTCTCCGCCCTGACAGGCACGCGGCGCCGCGTAGCAGGCACCGCTAGCACTGTGGGCCTGCAGGTCACGCTGCAGCCGGGCGCCAGCCTGGCGAGCCCGGCGCAGATACGAGACCCCGCCAACACCACCACGGTGTGGCAGACCGAGACCGCGGTTACGAACAGCGGAGGCACTCCGCTGGTGGTGACTGTCAACGCCACGGCGACCGAGACCGGCCCGCGCGCCGCTGCCGCTGGTACGATCACGCAATGGATCACAGGCACGACCGGGACCGTCACGGTGACCAACCCGGCCGACGCCTTGATCGGTAGCGACAAGGAGACCGAGACCGACCTGCGTGTGCGTCGCGAGGAGGAGCTGCGCGCGCTCGGCAGCGCGAACGTCGACGCGATCGTGTCTGCGGTCGAGGCCGTGCCCGGTGTGATCAGCGCGGTCGGGCTGGAGAATCTGACGGACGCTGTGGTGTCAGGCATCGATCCTCACTCGTTCAAGATCGTGGTCTGGGACTCAGCCGGCGGCGCGGTTAACAACGCCGTCGCGCAAGCTATCTGGAACACGCGCCCTGCTGGCAACCCAAGCTCTGGCGCGCTCACCGGCACCGCGATTAGCAAGTCCGGTGTGAGCCGCACGGAGAAGTTTTCGCGCGCGAGCCAGCTCTCGATCTACATGGTGATCGTGATCAACGTCTCGAGCGGCTGGGATCCTGTGACCGGCCCTGTAGCGCTAAAGCAGTACCTGAGCGATCAAGCCAACGCGGCTTGGAAGGTCGGTCAAGTAGCGCTGCGCTCGCCGCTGTACTCCTACGCTTTCGCGAGCCAGCTCGGCGTGGCCAATGTCTCGGCTCTGCATATCGGAACCGCCCCTGCACCCTCGACTGATGCGGACGTGACCCCGGCGGCAGACGAGATCCCGCGCATGGACCCTAGCCGGATCTCGCTCACATGGACGTGATCGATCAGGCAACGGGGGCGATCGAGCGCCTGCCTTCGTTCTTGTCCGACGCCGCGCAGCTGCAGGCTCTCATGCGCGCGCTGCTCGCGCCGGCGGTTGAGCTGGAGAGCAGCTTTCAGACCATGAACACCGGCCGCACGCTCGAGCAGGCCGAAGGCTCTCAGCTCGACGATATCGGCGGCCTGTTCTTGTTCCCGCGCGCAGGCCGCGACGATAACACATACCGGCTGTGGCTTGGCGCCCGCTTGCTGGCGTTGCGTAGCGCCGGCCGCAACGATGACCTGATCGGGATCGTGCAGCTGCTCGCGCCCGCCGCGATTGCCGTGGATGTGCAGTCGCTCGCGCCGTCCACTGCGATCGTGGAGGTCGAGGGCCTGCCGATCGCAAGCTCGACGCTGCTGGAGATCTTGACCTCGGCCAAGGGCGCGGGTATCCGGCTCGACCTAGTCTGGACCGCGCCGGGGCTCGAGCCGCTGCTTTTTGGTGACACGAACGAGGCCGAGGTAGACCTAGTGCACGGCCTGGGCGACGATTCAGACCCATCGATCGGTGGCGTGCTAGCCTCAGTGTGATAAGGAAACACCATGCGTCCAGGATCCTTCCCAGACTTCGCGCTCAGCGGCTCTAAGACAGCTCCCAGCCCCGGCTTGATCAGCGCGGGCTACCTGGCGGGCATGAAACTTCCTGCCCAGATCCTGAACTATCTCTTGAACTTGAACGGGCTGTGGCACCACAGTCACGTCACGGATCTGGACGCGCTGCAGGCGAGCAAGGGCAACCTGGCCGGCGGCAACACATGGACAGGCAGCCAGACGCTGCAGGCCACGAGTTCGCTCTCGCAGACGCTGCGCGCGCTTGTCGCGAACCCCGCAGCTGTCATTCAGAAGGTGTTTCAGTTCCAGACCTCGGCGCTCGTGGATGAGATCCACCTCTACACAGGGCTCTACACCTCGCAGGGCGTGCTGTTCCTGACCTACAACGCGAGCTGGAACGGGACGCAGTGGTCGCAGCTGGACGCGACACGCCCTAGCGCTTGCCTCTACCTCGACTCAGGCGCCTGGGGCACGAGCTATCAGGCGCCAGGCGCCGGCCCGTGGGCGGCCTGGGCGCAAGACGGCACGCTGATCTCAGGCATCCTAGGAGGTACCTCTGTACTCACCACCGGGCTCACCAGCGACGGCGCGAGCACGGTCTACTCACCGGGCTTGGTCGTGACCGAGACCCTGCCCATCGCCAGCATGTGCCACCTGAACGCGGTACCGGACGCTACCTACCCCGGCTCGGTGGCGCCTTCCAGTAGCCCCTCCAGCGCTTGGTTGAGCCTGCAGATCCCCAACAACGTGGTCCCAGGAAATATCCAGTTTTTCCACCATCGCCAGCTGAACACCTACGACACGATCTTCCGTGTCTGGAGGCGCAACCTCTCATTCGCCACCGGCGGCGCCACTCCGACGCTCACCGCTGTGGCGGGTGCGACATATACGGTGGCGACAGGGGCAGGCGCTGGCGACTTCGCAGGTGGCTTCAACGCCAGCCTGTTGACCTGGGACCCGACCAAGGAATACCTGATCGAATGGGTCAATGGCAGCTTGGCCGACGTGCTGTACGGGATCAGCGTTGTGGGATCGTCGCAGGGCGGCCCGCGCGCTGGGCTAAGATAAACAAATACATCAAGATAGGCTCGCCTCCGTGCGCCAGTTCAAGCTGACCGAGCATGTAGAGGCGGGCGAGGTCTGTCTTGTGGTTCTGCATGTCTTTAGGATGGCTCGCGCAGGCCTCACGCGCCTTGTGATTCTTGTGCTACATTAGGCGCATGGCGATTTCCTATGAACTGAGCACGCGGCTGGCCGATTCCTCGCTGACCTACGTCAACGGAAAGATCAAGGTCTCCGACGCTTTACAGCAACAACTCGCAGCCGCTGTGGCTTACGAAGAGGTGCCTGTGGCGCGTTTCGCGCCCAACCAAGTGTTGGATAACACGAACTTCGACGCGGCCTTGCGCGCGGCCTATCAGTGGTGCCTGGATCAACTTTCCACACCGACACGCACCTTCGCCTACGCGGTCGTGATGCCCCCCGGGGTCTGGACCGTGCAGCCGACCACGCTCGCGATCCCGGGCACCGCATTGACCGGGTTTCGCGTCGCGCCGTCGCTCTGGGGCGCGGGCAAGTACCAGACCACGCTCGTGCTCGCGAGCCCTCTCGCCGAAGGCGTGGAGTGGTTGTCGATCGGCAAGGGCGTTGCCGGCAACATGACCGTAGGCTGCACGATCAAGGGCTTCACGCTGACCTGCGATGTGGTCAGCCCAGGTAACGGCACCGGCAATGGGATCGTCGCGTACCAGAGCTACAAGTGTACGGTCAAAGATGTGCGCGTCGAGGGCCTGGCCGCGCCGCAGGACTACGAGTCCGGCTGGGGTATCAAGTTCGTCGGCGGTCAGGCTGTCAGCGGCGGAGCGAACGAAGGGCACCAGCACGTCAACGTCCACGACTGCGACGTATCGATCTGCCAGTCTGGCGCTACGTTCCGCAACATCGCGCAGGGCGGCATTCGCAATCTGTGGGTGAGCGGCTGCACCTGGCTCGATGTCACGTTCGACCGCGTGCTCGGCCTCTGTTGGGACGGCTCCGGCACGATCCAGTCATCACAGACCATGTCGGCCGGCTCCACTAACGCGAGCTGGTTCGACGGCACGCTCACGCCCTGCATCGCCACGGGCTGGGATAGCGCTGTCGATCTGCGATCTGGCTCATCGGTGCCCCTGCCGAGCGGCTCCGCCGCTACCCTCGGCGTTACGACCAAAGCCACCGACGCTGACACAGGCATCACGAACGTCGGAACATGCGTGATGACCGGGCTGTCCGGCATGGCTCGCAACCACGTTGGCTGTTGGTTGAAGCTCGCCAGTGCCGACGCTAAGATCGCCGGGCTTTATCAGATCGTCGAGTACCTCTCACCGACGTCTGTGCGCATCAACAAAGGCACCCCGCACATCTCGACCGCCGGTCTGACATGGGCTGTGCTCGGAACCACCGGCGGCAATCAGGTCGACTACTCGGGCTACCCGTACCACGAAGGTCCGAAGCGTTGCGTGTTTTTCGCAGGGCCGGACCTGAACGGTGACTCCACGTACGACATGCGTGGCCTCATGTCTTACAACACCATGCCCGCGATCGCTCAGGGCTGTGGTTCGCTGCGTATGTTCGGCGCCGGTCCGATCGTAACGACCAAGGCGTTGCGTCTCAAGGACGTGAACCGCTGTGACACGGACATGCTGCAGAACGTGATCGTGACCGACGATTACTCGCGCGCGGGCTTGGTCTGTCGCGCGCGGGTGGACCTGGGCAACTATCGCGGCTCGGCCGGAGTGTGGCAAGGCGACGCCTCGACAGCTCGTGGTCTGGACGCGCTCGTCACAGAGCGCGGCGGCTTCTCGTGGAATCCGGCACGGACCGACAAGCTCACGCTCGCAACGCTCGACATCTCGCAGGCGCGCAGTGTTCAGGACGACACCGTGCTGCTCGCGCCGCAGTATGGGGGCAGCAAGCCCACGCTCGACACTGCAGACGCGGTGTTTGGCACGCCGTGCTGGGTGCTCGGCGGCGCTGCAGGCGTGACCAAAAATCTCGAAGGCACGATCGCTCAGGCGAAGCTGCCCAGCGGCTCGTTCGGCATGACGCTGATCGTGGTGGCTCGGCTCGTAAGCACCACTGTGGATGCGGGAGGCGTGCGCCGCGTGCGTCTGGAATCGGCCAGCGGCGGACGTAACACAGAGATCGCGTTCAACGATGGCGCGTACTTCGCCACAGGCAACTATGGCATTCTGGGCGGCAACCAAGACAGCGGCAGCTACTGCGCCGGGCAAGGTCAGCGCATCGCCACTGTCGATACGCTGCCTCACTGTTACGCCGTGCAGTTCAACAGCCGTCTGTACGGCCGCGGCGCGGGCAACTTCGTCGACGACCAGATGTTCGCCGGCATGTTCAAGTCATTCAGCATCTCGGGCGGCAGCGCGCAAGAGGCGTGCGAAGTGTGGCCGAACACCGGCGCGATGACCGTGCGCGTGCTGCACGACTTCGGCACCGGCGCGGACACGCTGCGCGTTGCGTGGCTGGCCGTCGTGCCGTACCAGCTCACGCCGAACGAGATTCAACAGGTCATGGATATGGCCGCGCTCAAGTACAAGATCGTGCGCTGATCAGCAGCTCGGGCGCGCTCGAGCGCCCTCCTCTGATCCCTCTCGGTGCCGTGCGCTCTGCGATGAACCAGTCCTGGTAGAGCGCGCGGATCGAGGGGTGATCGTTGTACGAGATCCAGACCTGGCACCCGAGCAAGCGCAGGCGCGAGGCCTCGATCGCCAGACGCACGTGATCCTCATCCGAGAAGCCGCCTGGCTGGTACGTGTCGAAGGTTTCGTGGTAGGGCGGGTCCATGTAGACCGTATCGCCCGGCTGCGCGAGCAGCGTCGCGGCCCGAAAGTCGCCGCTAACGAGCAGCGCGCCTCGGAGTGCCTCGCTGTGGGCACGGAGGTCTCTTTGCACCGAGCGCTTGGGATCTCGGCACCAAGGCACGTTGAAAGCGCCTTTCTTGTTCTCCCGCCAGAGCCCGTTGAAACACGTTCGGTTCAGGGTCAAGAACAGCGTGGCCTGCAGAGGCGCAGAGCCGCAGCTATTGAATAGCTCGCGCAGGGTCTTATAGGCGAGGTCGGTTTCGACCGCTGTTGGCAGCATTGCCTGCACCAGCCCGCGATGATCACGCACCTGTGCATACATGCTGATCAGCCGGTGGTTCAGGTCACACAGGATCGCGCGCTCCGGGAGCTTGCGCCAGAACTGCGCGGCGCCGCCGGCAAACGGCTCGATCCAGGTCCCGGTGTGCTGAGGCAGCTCGAGCCAGCTCTTGCCTCCAGCCCATTTCACGATTGGGTCAAGCATGCGATATAACTCCTTGCAAGTGCCTTGGTCGAGCGTTCCACGATGACATAGGTGTCAGGCGAGACGAACTCCTCATCATCCACATACAGCACGCCTGTGGCTTCGTTGCAAACCAGCGCCATGCTGTCCGGGCGAGGTTCGTCGCCGAGCGCTAGCGCCAGCCTGCGCTCCAGCTCGTAGAAGTCCGTGGTCATCTCGATGTGTCTTATCACACCGCCTCCAGCTCGCGCTCGCGCTCGCGCTGTTGCCGCTTGTACTCATCGGCGAGCTTGGGCTTGCCCTCGCTCAAGGCCTTGAGGCACATGGCGCGCTTGCGCTCGATGTCCTTACGCAGGATGCTTTTTACCGTCTCTGCAAGTTCGTGGGTCATTTCCAACTCCTGATGCTTCCGGTGTTCTTGGCGGCGAACGCCTCAGCGCGCTCGACTGCGTAGAAGCGCCACTCACGACCGTCGCTTGTGATTACTGAGTACATATGAATAAGGTATCACAGCTCGCCGAGCACGCAACCGGAGATTCGCTCGTAGGTCGCGATCACGATCCCTCTGCAAGACACGAGCCAGAGCCCGGCCTTGTGATCGATCTCGTACCCATCCGCTGCGCGCCAGTGCACTTGCCCGGCAATCCATATTTCCTTGTATTTGAAGCCCCTGTCCATGTCTTAGGTCTAGCTCATCACGTGAGCGAGTGCCTCTCGATCAAACTTTTGGTGAGGGTCGAGTATGTGCTGCAGCGTCGGTTGCACCGCATGTACGTAAGCAATGTTTATACACACACATAGCGTTATGTGTATATAAAGAACAGGATCGGTAGTCAGATCAGAGATTTGGCTTCTGGTAGGCCACTAACACCCTCACATGCAAGAGACTGGGGGCTGGAGACCTCGTTTGCTGAGGTCCTGAGCTGGTGCTAGAGCTAGGATTGGAAGGTTACTTTGTGTATGAAAAAGTGCAGATATTATCTAGAAGACGGAGAGAGAGTAGTACCTGAGATCCGGATCCCTCTTGATCCTACCCACGATATTCGCGTTCGGAATGATGGGATCGAGTGCTATAACGACAGCGGGTGCGGTTGGTTCGGATCGGTCGAGCAGGTCGTCGACAGCGGGAACGTAGATCCCGACGACAAGCATCTGATCGAGGCCTTGCGTCACCTCTTGTTGTGGGTGCGTGGCGAGTGACCTACTACGCGTAGCGCACAGTTGCACGACGGTGCGAAGTCGTGCACGCTGTGCGACATGCGACCAGAGCCTAATCTGCAGGGGTATCGCTTTTTCTGTCTCATTCCGCCCGCTGTCCCTGGCGATAGCAATACTGGAAAGGGCCCTCATACAAAGGGCTGGGCCGCGAACCCGCACCTGGCCTGGCCCTCGGAGTGGCCCGGAAACGTGGGTGTCTGCACCGGGCACAAGCACGGCGACGGCTGGCTGGTCGTGATCGACATCGATCACGCAGATCGCCTGACGCCAGAGATTGTGCGCGCGCTTGCCGAGCATCCTACATACACCGTCCGCTCTGGCGGCGGAGGGACGCACGCCTACTACCTGTGCCGCTTCGAGCCCAGCGCGGAGGTCAAGTTTCCGGATCCTCACAAGGATCTCAAGGCTGGTGAGATCAAAGGACTAGGCGGGCAGGTCGTAGCCCCGGGCTCCCTTCACTGGACGGGCAAGACCTACGACGCCGTGAACGATCTGCCCTTCGCGCCGCTGCCGCCGGTGTTCTACGAATACGTCAAGCCTTACAACGCGCCCGCCGCTAAGGTCGAGTCCTCGTGCGAGCAGACACGCGCGCTCACGGCTGAGATGCTGCTGCATCACGCGCGGCAGCTGCGCTTTGATCACCCACAATATAAGACTTTTCTCTCGCTCGCGCAGGGGCACAAAATCAGCGGCCAGGGCTCGCGCCACACCGAGATCGAGGTCGAGCTGACCAAGGCGCTGGTGGGAGAGTTCGGTCCTGAGATCACCGACGAATCGGTGTGGGCGCTGGTAGCTCCCAGCTACCCTAACCCGGTGCCTGCCAAGTCTTTTTCTGACTTCCTCAAGGGGCTGGAGGGCGCCCGCAAGATGAAGCTCGCCGAGCGCGCTGCGTGCCCTGTGCCTGCCGCGCCCGCGCAGGTAGACCGTGTGACGCCGCTCGACCTGGCGGGTGCCTCGCGCAAGCTCTTGAAGCGAGCCGACGCATGGCGCAAGGACGCCCTCCGCGCGCTCTCGAACGGGCAGGTCCCGTCCGATCAGACCGAGGCCGCGCGCGCGGTCTTGCTCTCGATCCCGGCCAGCGACAGCGCGCTGCGCGAGCTGCTGCCGCAAGCGGACCTGGCCGCTGCGCGTGCCAAGGTCGCCGAGGTGGCTGCCGAGGCCGAGGCCGCTGTGAAGGCAGCTGCGGCCAAGGTCGAGGCCAAGGCGCGCGCTGAGGATCGCAAGCACAAGCGCGTAGAATCGACCGTCGCTGCGCTGAACGAGCAAGGCCTTGACCTAGAGCTGGACGAAGACGGCAACGTCGAGCCTAGCCCTTTGAATATCAAGCTCTTGCTCGACGCCACGATCAAGGGCTACCGCAACCGCCGGACGC